TGGCCGTGTAGCCGCTCGGAATGTTCCCGGCCGGGCACACTTCAGGCGCAACCGTGCTGGTGGCGTCAATCGTAATGTTCGACAGGCCAGTGACAGGCCCGTAAATCAGATACGTGGCCGCGAATCCAGAAGCCGTCAGCGAACCGGAAATGCCGCCTGCGCCCGTCGTTGCCAGGTTGATTGCCTGGTTGACTGCCGACGCGCGGAACGGCGCACCACCCAGCGCGGTTTCCAGCACCACTTCGTCTGCGGTATAGGTTGCCGTTGAACTGACAGCGCCAACCACCATGCGGCCATTCCGAACCGAACCAACTACGCCGCCCACGCGATTCATTGCTGCGGTATTGGCCACGGCCGCGCTATTGTCCAGCGCAGCAGGCGTGCTTACCGTTGATCCCGCATACAACGCGAGCGGCCCGCCCATGGTGTCGCCGGATTTCTGCACCGCGTTGGCCACGCTGAACGTGGCGAACGTGTACACGGTCACGTATTCATCAGAAGTCAGCGCCGTGTTAAATACAATCGTTGCGCCGTCCGTTGCCGTGTAGTCAGGATTCGCGGCCGTGCCGGGTTCCTGAAGCGCGCCGTTCCGCTCGACAATGATTGCGCCGGGCGTATAGCCGCCCGTAATCGTCAGCGTGTTCGTGGCCAGCCCGGAGAACGGGTAAGCCTTCATGTAGGACTGGCCGCCAGCGCTCGCAAACTTAACGTTGGTGCCGTCGCTGCACACGATCACAGGCGAACCGGCAGGCAGGATAACCGTGCTGCCGCTGCTGCCCGCAGCCTTCGCCGTCACGTTGAAATTGCCCGTGGCTTCGTTGTCGATAATCCACTGGCCAGACTGCGCCGGAAGAATCAGGTTTTTCGAAGCGCCCAGCACGCCGGTTAGCTTCAGCATGGCCACGCCATACTGCGCCTGGGTTAGCGTCGTGTCCGTGCTGCCCGAAACGTCCACCACCTGATAGCCGTCCGTCGCGGCAAAGATGGCCGCCATGTTCGCGGCTTTCTTCGTCATGTCTCCCGTGGGCGCGGTCGGAATGTTGGCATAGCCGCCAGAAATCGACTCGATAACCCATGCGCCGCCGTTGGCCACATTCAGCGCCGTATTGAGTCGCACATTCACGACGGAACCGGCTGGCAGTTCGCCGCCGATAAGCGCCGCCTGGTCCCCGCCGTACACGGGAAGCGTGGCCAGCGCCGGGCCACCTGCCGCGTTCGTCAGCGCAAGCGTTACTGCCGCGTCGTTCGTTACCTTCGTTCTGAAAGCGACTTTCACCCCGTCAACCAGGCCCGGCATGGGCTGGGCCAGCGTTGCGGCAATGGCGTTTTTCGCGCCCGTGTCGGCCATGAAGCCCAGCGCGCCGTCCAGAAGCCGGTTCAGCAGGTAACGCGAACGGTTCACCAGCGACAGCAGGGGCTTGTTCATTATCCCCAGCGGGCCACCCAGCGCCGAATCGGTGGTTTCCCACTGATATACGCCAGAATCGTATGCGTCGTTTTCTGTAAGATTGGCCATTAAATCACTGTTCCAAGGTTATATGTCCCGTCCAGCTTTACGCTGCCGTCCAGAATGAATGCGGCGGCGGTGAAATCCAGCGCTTCCAGGTAGCAGCGCGCTGGCGCGGTGTTAGCCAGAATCCGTTTCACCTGCGCCACCTGACTGTTTGCAATCGGCTGGGCAAGCCGCACGCGATACCAGGCCCACTTCGTTCCGTCGCCGTCGCCCAGGAAGTCGGCGCCATTGAGCATTCGCGAGCCATCCAGATACCAGCTACCTGCACCCTCGATTACTTCCGCGCCCGGATAGCCAGCAGCGGCTAGCGCTGCCTTTATGGATGCTGGCGTGCCCTTGATTTTGTGGACTGCCACACTGGCCGCGATCACGGCGCGTTTCGTGGCTTCGGGCCAGTTGCTATCCCACTCGCTAACCGACCACGCCCACGCGAGCCATGGCAGCGCAACGGCCGGGCACGTTGCCGGGTTGTAAAGCGAACGCAGGGGCACCGGAACGGCGCTTACGCGCGAAGCGGCCAGCGCCAGGTTCCGCTCTGCCTGTGTCGCGTTGACGGGCAGCAGGCTGTCTTCCTGCACCGCGTCCGTCACGCCACCACCCCGTTAATGGTGATTCCCGTACAAAACGCCGCCTGCGTCTTCGTGGCCACCATGTCGGCCTGGATGCCCGGCGCGTGAAGAATCACGTTCTGAACGCCCGTAACAAACAGCGCCGCATACACGCCCGCCAACGTCGGCGCGGCGCCGCATTTCCAGCAGGCCAGCGTGTATTCCGCAATCGTTGCGTTTGCCATGGCAAGCACGGCCGCCTGGTCCACGCTCGCGTAAATCTCAAGCGTGGCGTTCACCGTGTAGGGCAGGATTTGCGCGAACTGCACCTGTACCGTGTCGCACAGCGGGCGCACGTTTTCCGCCGTCAGTGCGGCAGTGACGGCGGCCACTAGCGTGCCGTCCGGGTCGCTGTCTGCGCCGCCGTCACCATTCGCGGACAGGATCGTTACCAGCACGGTCCCAGGCGTGGGCGACGTAACGCTTACGTCGCGCACCTGGCCATCCGCCGACAGCGCGTAAAACTGATAGGCGCCCACCGGCCCGGCGCTGCTGAAGCCTTCGAAAGACTGCTGGATGCGGGCTTTATATGCGGCGTCGCTTTCCATTACGGCAGCCGTGGGCGGCACCGTAGTATCGTCGGCGGGCGTAATGACAAGGCGCGGCACGTCCAGCCCGGCGCCGATTTGGTCCAGGTCGCTTTTCTGCGCATACGCGAGCATTAGCGCCTGGGCGGCTTCGTTGATGCGCTGGCGTAGCAGCACTTCGCGATAGGCGCAAACCTGCAATGCCTTGTAAGCCGGGTCCGACTCGACAAGCGCGGTAAACGGGTATGGGTCGTTAGCGCTGCGCGCGATCAGATCGGCCAGCATGTCCGCGAAAATCGTATCGAAATCCAGTGCTTCGATAACCTGCGGCGGGGCGAGTGTGGACAGGTCCACCGCTGTGTAGGCGTTGGACATTACGAAACCTTTATGCCGTCGATTTTTACGGGCTGCCCGTCAGGCAGGTAATTGCCGGAAATGTCCAGCGCGATTGCGCCCGGTTCGGCGCTGGAAAGGCTTACGCGAGTAACCTTAAAGCGCGGTTCCCACTTGCGAATCGCAGCCGCCGTGGCGGCATAGATGCGCGACACGGTGTAAAGATTCATTGGGGCATCAACCAGGCTGAACAGCTCGCTGCCGTAGTCGCGACGCATCACACGGCTGCCTATTGGCGTCGTGAGAATGTCGGTTATGGATTGCCGCAGGTGTTCAACGCCTGAAAGCGGCTTTCCAGTGGTCGCGTCGGTTCCGTTCATGAACGGGATTCTGGCCGTGGCCAGTGTCCCGTTCCACGGCGGGGTTTAGGCTTGCGCGTCGCTTGTCGGCGGGCCGTCGTGTTCGTTGTGGTGGTGCGACTTGGTGCCGATTCCGTCCACAACCACGTCGCCATTGACGACATTTACGCCACCGTCGATAGCGTTGGCGCCACCGCTCGATCCAGCCGCACCGGATACCCCGGACAGCCACGACAGCAGCTTTTTGATGGTGGCCGCGCCGTCGAATGTCGCCTGTTCGCCTACGTGTTCGAACTGCTGCGCGGTAAGCGTCGCCTTTCCGTCCACCAGCACCAGCGACGTGCTGCCCACGGTAAGCGAAATGCTGCCGCCAGCGGGCACGTTGACGCTGTACGCCTTCGCGCTGCGGTCATGCTGGATCACGGTTCCGTCTTTGTACGAAACCCGATGCACGTTCGGATCGTTCGCGGGCGCCGCGTACAAATCCTGATACAGCGAAAACAGGATGATGGCCTGCGCCACGTCGCCGTAAGGCGTCAGGATCACCACCTGTTCGCCGGGTTCCGGCGCCCACCATTCGGCATCTGGCCCGGCGCGCTGCACCGCCCACTGCATCGGGTCCGACTCCACCCCGCCAATTTCCACCGTGGCCATGTCGCCGGTCACGGATACCACGGTGCCAATGCGGATTAGCTGCGAAATCTGCCGTTGCAGTTCGCCAATGTCCTGGGCGCTCATTGCGGCACCAGCGGGATGTAATCAGCTTCGTGGCCCGTGCCAATATCCGGCGCAAAGCTGTAAGACGGGTTCGGCGTCGGCAGGTCGCCTTCTGCGTAAATGTCCGTGCCGAACTGGATCACCTGCGCCCACTCGACACGCCAAACCACATAGCGGTCGGCCATCGGGTGGAACTCGTCGCGATATGCGCCAATCACGTGCGCCGCCTCGGTCCAGCACGAATCCGAATTGAACCGTTTCAGGCGCAACCACGCGGCCAGCGTCATTGCTGCGGCCTGCGCGGCGGTCTTCGCCTGCGTCGTCTTGAATCCGACCACCACGCGCGCTTCGAAACGGCCGCGCATCGGGACAAGCCCGTTTGAGCGGTCGCAATCGGGTTCTTCTTCGAATTCGGTAATGTCCAGCAGGATGCCCGGCAGTTCGTCGGCTTCCAGCGCCTCGCGGTCGGTTTCCTCGCGGTCAAATACCACCGCTTTAAAATCGGGGAATGTCGCCTGGATCGCAGCCACGATGGCGGCTTTAACGCCAGAAATCTGGACTATTGGGAGCGTTGCTGTCGCCATGTCAGTTCGTGTTCGAATGTTTTGTAAAACTGGTCTGTGAAGGCGTGGCCGCCTAGCAGGTGGTCTTCAATGTAGGTTTGCGCCGGGTCGGATAGCGCCACCGTAACTTTTTTGATTTTCAGCCGGGCGCGGCCCACGCGTTCGAACACTTGCCGGTTTGACTCCGACGCGTTGCCGTTGCCTGCCCGGCCCTTAGCGATAAAGGCGCCCTTAAAAAAACGCCCGCCGTAGGCTGCCACCCCACCGCCAGGCGCCCTTTGATCCTTTGCACCAAGGTGGATCGCACCGATAGGGTCCAGCCCGTACCACACGCGTATATAGCGGCGCTTGTCCACCGCGTGCATGCGGAACGTGCGCAGGCGTCGGCGCACCTCCTTCTGCGGCAAATTCAGGTGCCTAGCCAGTTCGCGGACAGACTTTGTGGTTAGCCACCGTGCCATTTTTATGCACGTTGATGCAATGGCCTGGTCCACCTGCTTAGGCGTTGCCGATAAGAAGGCTTCGATACGATCAAAGCCAATTTCACTTATTCCTATCCACTGCGTGCCGTTCATAACGACGGTTCCAGGTACAGCAGGGCCATGCCGTCACCCAGGGCGTGCGGGCTTTTGTGGACTTCGTAAGCCTTCCCCTCGATCACCACCGCATTGCCGCGCCGAACGGCTGCCACGTCCACAAACTTGCACGTGAAAATCGGCCGCGTGGTGTCCATTTCGGCGGTGCCCACGCCAATGGTCTGCCCCGGTTCATCCAGCACGCCCATGGCAATTACCACGCTGCCGTCGCCCAGCGTAATCGTTGCCTGGCTGGCGAAGTCGTCTGGGTCCAGAAAGTCGTCCAGAACGTCCCAGGCGGGATGCGCTGGCATCAGGCTGCCTTGCCCTTGGCGGGCGCCTTGGCGGCCCGCTGGGTGCCTTCTGCCACCACCATGCCGCGTGATTTCAGGTGCATGGCGTCGGCGCGCAGCAATTCCACCCGATCACCCGGCATAACCATTTCGCCGTCCACAAAAAACGGCTTCAGCACTTCCAGCACTTCACCACGTTCGAAAGCCACTTTCAATTCTCCATTTTGATGTGAAAACGGGCAGCGCTTCGCTGCCCGTTCCGTGTCTCAGTAGCGGCAGCCTATGCCGCTTACTGCCTTAACTGTTACGCGCCGGTATGGCGACCGACAGCGAACGATTCGACGCGACGCAGTGCGAAATCGACATCCTGGAAAACCACGATGCGGGTTCCGCCCGACTTCGACAGGGACATGGTGTCCACCGTCAAGTCCAGGCCGCCCCACATGGCAATAATCAGGTCGGCAAAGTTGCCGAAAAATACGTCATCGCCCTGAAGTTGGTTCGTCACGCGCGTCTGGTAGCCGTTCATGGTGTCGCCCTGTTCCCACAGGGTGGCGCCGGTCGGCGTGCCAGGGAATTTCTGCGTGGTCTTTGCGCCGCCCTTGGTGGTCGCGTTGACGACGTATGCCATGTTCGACACGGCCGCGTTTTTCGACGCAATCGCGGTTTCCATCGCCACGGCTTCTGCATACGACGGATTGGCCGCAGCGAACGCCACCGCAGAAATGCCCGTGTAGTTGGAAATGCCCTTCGGCTGGTGTGTCGTGCCCGAACCGTAGTAACCGGCGTAGTCGATCGCCAGGCCCAGCGCTTCGGCCAGATCGGCGCGCACCAGCGCTTCCACGTCCAGGCTCGATTGCATCATCAAGCGGCGGGTAATGTCCGAATAGGCCGCGACCGTCTTGGGAGACAGTGCGATTTGGCCCAGGTCCATTTCGCCTTCGGGCGCGTCGTCGCCTTCACCGATCCAGTAGCCTTGCGAGCGGGCCGTCTTGCGCGGAATGTCCACGTTGCCAACCAGGCCGCCAATCGGTCGGCCCAATTGCATGATGGTCGTTGCGTTGCGCAGCAAGTCGATAAACGCGCTCGCCATCAGTTCGGTGGCGATGGATGCGCCGCCCGTGCTGCCTGCGCCGGTTTGGCCGTTCTGGCCAGCGTTGAACGAACGTGCCTCGATCAGCGAGCGGCCCAGCACTTCAGGCGGCACCATGATGCCCTGCGCTTCCTTGCCCAGCTTTTCGGCGGCAGCGCGGCCAGCTTCGATTTCAAAACCGGCTTCCTTCTGCGCCTTGCGGTCGGTCGGATTCGCCAGCGCGCGGATTGCCTTCATGAAACTGAATTTGCGCGCGTCTTCTGCCGACAGGCCAACGCTGGCGTCCAGCGTTTGCTCTGCGAGCGGGCGCGATTGGCGCTGTTCGACGTGCGCCAGAAGCGCTGCGCGGAACTCGTCCATGCCTTTGCCGTTCGACACGAATTCCCGTGCCAGTTCGTCGGCACCGTATTGGGTGCCAGCGGCGATAATGTCCCGAACGCGGGCGCGCTCGGCATCAGCACCGGCGCGGCGCTGTGCGTCGGCGTCGATGGTTTGCGTTTCCTGTGTCGGTTCCGGCATGCTTCGGATTCCTGTAGTGTTGGCGTTCTGAATTTCATTGCCCTTTTCGGGCACGTTTGGATTTTGCGGCGCTGCCACGGGCGTTTCCACGGCGGGGTTTTCTGCCGAACGCCCTACGCCCACGGAGTCGTCAGCCGGAATGCTCACAAAGGAAATTTCCATGGGCATCCAGGAAGTGACGGTGTACACGGGCTCGCCTTCGCGTTCCTCGGTCAGGATGTACGCGTCAATGGTGTAACCCACGGACACGTGGGTGCGGATTTTGTCGATAACGTCCTGGAACACTTCGCTGGCGCGCACGCCGCGCCCGAAGCGAACGACAGCCCGGCCGCGCTTGTCGCCGTCGATTCGCGCGGATTCGATCACGCCCACCTGGTCGGTGCGGTCGTGGTCCATCAGCAGCGCACCGCCGTTATTCAGGCGCGACAAGTCGGCGGCACCTTCGGCGTGCGAAAGAATCTCAACGCCCCACCAGCGCGGCACTTCAATTTCCGAACTAAACGCCAGTTCTACGGTGCGCGCTTCCACGTCGATTGCGCCCACTTCGGCGGTGCGCAAATGCACGCCACGGCTGTTAATTTCGCGCAGGGAAATCGGCTCTTTTGTCGTCGGTGTCGTCATGGTGTCTTAGCTGTTCGGGTGGCTGCCTTCTGACGCCACGGGCGGCGGCGCAAGCGCTTGGCCCATGGATGCCAGAATGTATTTTTCGTCAATGCCAGCGGCTTCCATCGCCTTAATGTCGGCGGCAATGTCGGCAAAGATTTCGTCAGGATCGCCGCCCCATTCGCGAATGATTCGGCCAGCGCTGGTTAGCAGGTTGTTTTTCGACTCCACGGCGGCTGCTACGTCGGCTGTCGGGTCGATCCACTGCCAGCGGCGCGGCTGCCAACTAATGGCGTCCTGCAAGTCGTCCAGAAGCGCAGGTGAAAGCGGCTTTCCTTTAACCTTGATTCGGCCTTTCAGCAGCGAATAGCGCAGCCATGCTTCCTGCACCGGCTGGATGGCGTCTTCAATCAGCCATTCCTGCAATTCTTTCCAATGCTCGCGTTCGTCCAGCGTGCCCTGGCGGATACTCGAAAAATTGACGCCTTCCAGGTCGCTGGCTAGGTTGTTGTACGAAACACCAAAGCCTGCGCTTGCGCCGCGAAGCAGAGTTTTGAAGACGGGCAGAAATTCACCGCTGGGATACTGCGGCAGCCACTCCTTCATTTCGGCGCCCTGCGGCAGCACGTTGAAAGAGCCAGGTTCTGCGTCGAATTCCAGGCTAGTGGGGTCGTCGCCGTCTTCGAATTCCGGCGCCTCGCCGTCTTTCCACTGGACGAAACCCATTTTTGACGCGCCAACGCGTGCATTGATGATTGCCGCGTCTTCGAATGCGGCCATATTCCGCATACGGAATAGCGCCGTGGCCATCCATGGCAGGCCGCGTTTCTGGCCCACCAGGTCTTCCAGGAAGCCGTGCACCATCTGGTCGGCAGGTACGGTCGTGTAACCAACGCCCGCATACTCATATTCGGCTTCGCCGTCGTCCACCGTCGAAAGGTGGTAGGCCACCGGGCGGCCGTAACGGTTGAACTCGATCCCGTGGCGAATGAAATTGCCCTGGTTGTAGCGGTCCACGTTGTAGTCAATCGGCACCCGCAACGGGTCGATCACCTGCACCGCAAAACCCCACTTTCCAGCGTCTTTGCCCGTGACAATGCGCAGGAAAAATTCTCCGTCCTGCGCCGCGCTTTTCACCAGCAAGCGCTGGATAGCGCGCCACGACTTTTTGCCCGCCACGTCGGCCGTGCTTTTGTGGCCCCACTGTTCCCATGCGGACTTCAGCGCCCGGCTGGTGTCCGCGTCGTGGCTGCCGTCCGCTTTTTTGAAAGCGGCTTTCATGGTTATGCCTTTCGGCCCCACGATATTCTGGCTACACATGCGCAGGAACGCCCGCGCATAGTCGTTATTCATCGCCTGGTCACGCGAGCGCGCGACAAGCGGGCGATAGTTCCGCGTAATGATCCAGTCAGCGGGCAGCGCCGTGCCGGTCCACGTTGCGTTTAAACGATCAAATCCAGCAGCGTTGAACTGCATCGCGGAACGAAGCGCGCGGCCAGCAGCGCGCAGGGCGCGCACAGGGCGGGAAGGTGGCGTGGTGGACGGCATTTCGACGGCGCGGGCAGGCATCAGCCCGCGCGAACGAATGAAATCGAACATTCCCATTAGAGAATCACCTTTACCTGTTCGCCAAACAGGCGGCCACGCTGGGCGGCCTTCATGCGGCGCAGTTCGCTTTTGTAGAAATTCCGCAGGGCCAGCAGGTCCGCAATGGGCGTGCGCCACAACTCGCGGTTATTGATGGCGTAGCGCATTTGATCCTGCGTCGCGCGCTTTTCCAGCACCGCTTCGATGGCATCCAGGACACGCTGGGCATGCACGCGGGTGTCGGTGCCGTCAGCCATCGCGGCAATGTCAGGCTGAACCGTCACCAGCCCGGCTTCCACTTCCATTACGGTGCCGTTCGATACTGCCCGGACTGCGAAAACGTAATCACCAGCGGGCCACGTTGCCGTGGTCGCGGCGTCCACCGTCAGCAGGTGGTCGCTACCAGAAGGCACGCTGGAAAAATCAATGGCCTTTGGTCCGCGCAGCAGCACAGAAAGCGCCCATTCGGGCGCTTGGTACTGTTTCAGGCACACGGTGCGCGAAAACGTCACGCCAGCACGGATGCTGTTAGGAAATTGCCCCTGCATTGCGTCACCAGTTGGTGGCGAATCCCCCACGGCGTCGGCCTGCGGTTAGCGATTTCGCCCGTTTAATGGGCCTAGTTTCGCTGGGCGCCTGTTCCTTAGCCACGGCGGGGTTTTCCGGCTGCCTGGCGGGCTTCGGCGTCGGTTTTGGCAGTGGGCGCGGCTTTTCGGGCTGAACCGGCGCGATTTCGGCCGGATTGTCGGCCACGGGCGCCCATGTCTGCGTTTCCGGGTTCAAAATCAGCCGTTTTGCAAGCTGTTTCAGGCTCGGATTCATGATTTTTAGGGCTGCCATGGCGTACACAGTGCAGTCCAAAACCTCATTTCTGGCCTTATCTGGCTTGTGCCACTCGCGCACCGGAAAGCCCCTTACAAAGCGGGTTTTCAGCTTTTCAGCCGTTATTTGCTTGAAATAGTCTTCGCCGTGGTCTTCGTCGGCCGGAAAGTGGCAATAACCCGGCCCCTCGCGCTTCAGCGCAAGGCGGCGCATTACCACCAGCTTGGCTTCGTCGGTTCCCACCTGATACAGGTCCACTTTCCGGCTGTGTTTACCCGATTGCTTGCGCTGCGGCTTCTCGACAATCTGGCGTCCCCAGCCTGGAATCCCCTTGATAGCGAATATCTTTCCGCCGCGCCGGGCGCGAATGTATTCATAGGCGGCCTGCGTCATGCCCGTGGTGCCGCCCGTGTCCAGGCAGGTGGCCTGGATGGATAGCAGCGTGCCGCTTTCGTGTTCGAACGTTTCCGCCAGCAAGTCGTCCAGATCGTTCCACACGTCGCCCGCCAGCGGGTCGCCGTACAGCACGCGGTAAGCAACGCACCATGACTGCTCAAACAGCCCCCACGCCACTATCTTTACTTCCAGGCGGTCGATTTGCATGTCTACGCCGCACGTCAGATACAGGCCGTGCATTGGCACCTGCGCCGCGTACACTTCCCGGCGCGCGTAGAGTGAATCCGGGTCGGCCTGTTCGGCGGTTTCCTGGAAGGTTTCAGCCAGGGAAACGTTCACGAACGATTGCAAATCGCCTGCGGCCAGCTTGTCCAGGTAGGACTGCACGATGTCGCGCAGCTTGCGGAACGTCGAAAGAATTTCGGGCGCGTGGAATGACGCGTGGCCCTTGAACGGCTTCGAAGCCTTCCAGCCCGCGCCCTTGGCTTCAGCCGTGCGAATGGCCATAACGCGCTGGCCGTCGTCCCACAGGCTTCCGCAGTGTTCGCAGCAGTACCGTGCGCTGTCCGGGTCTTGCTCGCCTTCCAGATTGTCGCGGCCGTTCCAGATCACTTGCGGCCACTTCAGATATTGCGCCTCGCCGCAGTCAGGGCACGGTACGTAATAGCGCTGTTGGTCGCCCATCAGGAACGACTTTTCAATGCGCGATGCGTCCTTAATGGTCGGCGTGCTGGATTCGGTTCTAAGCTGCAAATCCCCGAACGTCGCGGCGCGCTGCGCCAGCAGTTCCAGCGGGTCGCCTTCGCCCGTGTCGGCCAGCATGCCGTCCACTTCGTCGGCCTGCGTGACAGGTGCGGAACGGCCGCGCAGGGTCCGTGGCGAACCGGCCCAGCCGAACATAAGCCAGCCGCCGATAAACGAAATGATGCGGCTGTTGTTGACGCCATCGCGCCCGCGCGATTTCGCCAGCTTGCGCGAAATGCTTTTGTTCGCGTCCAGCATCGGCCGCAGCTTCGTTTCCTGGAACGTCTGCACGTCGCCCTGCGTCGGCTGAATGAAAATCTGGCTTCGCGGGTCGTGGTCGATAAAAAACCCTGCGATAGCCTGCTGGATAGTCGTCTTTCCAAGCTGCGCGCCGGTCATTAGCGTGACACGCTTAATGCCCGGCTTAACGATAACGTCCAGCATGCCGCGCTGATACGGTGCGTTATCGAAGCGAATCAGGCCCGGAACAGCGTTACCGGCAGGGATTTTTAGATTGGCTTCAGCCCACACGGACGGCAGCATGTCGGCGGGCGGCACAAGGTTTCGAACGGCGCGTTTTAGCGCCTTGCGAATGGCGGGGATATTGCTGAACGGGTGGCGCATGAAAGTGGCTTTCAGTATTCCCGGCGCGGGCAGTCTTCGCACGGCTTAGTCGTGCGAATCAGGTTGCAACAAACGGGGCGGGTGCGCGACGGGTCCAAGTGCCTATACAGGTCGTGGTGCAAATTGCTGCCCAACGCAGGAAGCACGAATTTCGCGGCAGTCAGAATGCCGCCCATTTTCTGTATTGAATCCGGTTCTGCGTTCAGCTTCGCCAATTCTTCTGCAAGGTCTTCTGCAAGGCGCGCGGCCTTCAGGCGGTCAAATTTTGCGGTCATTGCTCGGCTTCCCCGTCTTCGTCTTCGTCTTCCAGCGCCACGTCGGATTCGGCCGATGTTTCCAGCGCCAGCGTGATTTCTTCGCGCAAAATGCGTTTAAACGTTGTTTCGTTGGTTTCGCCCAGCAGCCGGAGTGCGGCGCGGGCGGGAATGTTCAGCGCGTTGGTGCGGATCGTGGCGAGCATGCGGGCGGTGGCCTTCTCGAATTCCGCCACGGGCGCCACTTCGTCGCGGGCCTTCGCCAGTTCCAATTCGGCGCGCAGAGTGTCGGCCTGCGCTTTCCGTAGGTCCAGCTTGTCCATGTCGTCGGGCGCGGTGCCAGCGGCCTGCTTGGCGCGTTCGTCTTCGCGCCACCGGGCCACGTCGGCGGTGTTGAACTGCCACTCGATCCCCTTCGCGCCGCGCTGGTGGACGGGACAGCCTTTCTTCACCCAGGTGTCGATAGTCGTCAAAGCCACGTCGAAGACTTCGGCCAGCTTCGCCCGATTTACCAGCATTCCCCGCACGCCTGTTGCCATACGTAAACTATTCCGTTGAAATTCTTTTCTCGTTAACAATCAAAGCACTTGACAAGGCGCGGCTAGTCGTAGTCGGCGCTTTAAAAAACCCTCTCAGATTTTTATTTACGCGGTGCTTTGGACCCCGCACCCTGGCCCCGTCAGGAAGGACCCTAATTATCCACAGGTTATCCACAATCGCACCATCATGGTGCATCAGCCTGTGGATAACTGCATAGCCCTGTGGATAACTATGCTAGCACTTGACACGATACAGATTCCGTTGTAGATTTGCGCCGCTCTTGAGAAGCAAGTAAGTCGGCGGACACTGCAACGTCTTCCATCACGGCCAGCCATCGCGCTGGCCGTTTTCATTTGGCATCACGGCACGATGTCAATACCAACCTGTTTGCGTATCGCATCAACCAGATCAGCCTTACTCTGCCGACAATCCGCCAATGCCATCGCCACGTCCACGTGATTGGATAGCAGGTCAACCAGGCGACCACTAGCAGCAGGCGCAACACTCGCGCAATCATTTAGCAACGCTTCCCGCACTGTCGGATGCGCTGCCACCACTGCCACCGTTGGCTGCTGCATTGGCATCGTTCCAGATGCGCAACCCGTCAGCATCAAGCCCACACACGCCCACACTGCCACTAGCACCAGCAGCACTGCCCGCCGTTCCCACGTTGCCCGGTTTGTTTGCATAGTCGATTGCTCGCTTCGTCAATTGATCGCGCACAGCGGCCTGCTGCGCCTTGTGTTCGTCGGCAGCCTGCACGCTATCGCCAGCCGCCTTGTAATTCGCCAGCGCATCACTGGCCGCTGCCTGCACCGCCACCGTGGTTGCATGGTCCACGGCTGCCGTCTGTGCATCCCACTTCTGCTGCACGGTCGCCATGCCTGCCGTTTCGCCAGCCTTGTACTCATGCCAGCCGAAAGCGACTATCACCAGCGCCACGATTGCCGCCGCTGCCACCTTTGCGTAAATGCTCAGTCCGATCATTCGAAAATTGCTCCCCATAACACCCAAACGAAGGCGCCAAACCACAGCGCCACCGGAACTGCAATTGCGAAAGCGACTATCACAGCGGGTTCGTTTGGTCGTACAGGGCAAACACGCGATTTTCAACCGCGTCCATTGCCTTATGCGCCATGCTTTCCGCCATGCCGCCCAGCCGCTTGCGCTCGATTCGGTTGTATTCACGCCGCGCATTCTTAATGCACGTTTGAATCGTTCCGCGCATTTGCATAGCCGCGATTCGATCCTTAAAGCTCGCTCGCGGCAGCACTCCAGAAATTTCGTTCATGCCTGATAAACCCTCACCACATGAACCGGCTTCACCGGCTCTTTTGCGAAATAGCCGCTAAGCATTCCCGCCACGAATGCGGCAGCACACAGCAGCGCCAGAATGAACTCTTTGCAATCCCGCTTCATGCCGCCACCCCGCCCGCATTCAAATAGGCGAACTTCAGCGCCGCAATATCGTTCGTATGCTGCCCATACGAGTTGCCCGGCAGCGATGCCCAAATGTTCGAACACTTCGCCACTGCCGCTTCGAACTGGCCCGCGTCGATCAGCGCAAATGCGCCACGCTCGCGAATCTGTTGCAATGCAATCAGGTCTTGAGACAGCGGACTAAAATCCGGCAGCTTCAGCAAAGCCGCATACGCCTTAAACCAGCGGAACAGCAATTGATAGCGCCCGGCCGCCGTCGAATTCAGCGCCTTATTCAGCACGTTTGGATGCGTTGCATACGACGGGAAAATGAGCGGCTTAGCTGGCGTCGATCCCACCAGCACGTTATAGCCGTTATCCGTTTCTGCCAGCAGTAGCAGGCCAATTTCCGAATGGGCGATCATGTCCAGAAATGCAACGCGGTTCGCCCCACCCGCCTGCTGTGCTGTTATGCGAGCCATTACGCTGCCGCCTTTTTGAATAGCTGTTTTTTGACGTATCGCAGCCAGTAATGCCGAACGCTCAACATTGCGAAAGCGACTATCAAAGTCTGATATGTCCGCAATTCAGCCACGTGCAACACAATGGCCAGCGCAGAAACGGCGATCCAGAAGTAAATCGCCTTGCCCACAATGCCGTCGTTGACGCTGCGCGAAAAACCACACCAGCACGCCCACAGCATCAGCACGATTGCAGCCGCCACGGTTATGGTTTCGTTCATTGCGAACCCCCGCCGAAACGGGCTTTCACCAGCGCCCACAAGTCGGCTTCCTTAATCGAGCGGATAACGGCGGAAATCATGCTGCCGCCGAATGCGCCCAGCAGAAAGCCCACGCCACCTGCTGATTCGGGATTGATATGGAAGTAACGGATCGTCATTCCAGTGAGGAAGTAGCCGCACGCCACACCAGTGAGAACGAAGACCACGAAGCCTTTACGCGTCTTCAGTTCGTCATGGAATGGCATGGCTACCAATGCGCCGAATAAGGCGGCTATCGCCCATTCAGCACCAGGGAACCGCCTGATTAGATCAAACACGGGCAGGACTCCCGTGAAAAGGAAATAGCATGTGGAAAACCCCGCTGTGGACAGTGGCCACATTTTCGGGTTGCTCAGGCTCGCTTTCCACGGCGGTGTTTTTCTTCGGTCGGCCGCCTTTGTTTTCGGAACACGTCGCCGGATACAGGTTTTCACCGCCGAACGCATTAACCATTTTTGCCGCGTCTTCAAATCCCAATATGGCCACCAGCTTGTGGTCCATCGTGATTCGCTGCGGCACATATAGCATTGGCCGCTTGCACGCTTTGCCTGGTCGGTTGTCACTCCGTCGCGGCAGATTTGCCACAAGGTGTAACGCCTGTTCGCGTCCGATCACGTCCGCGATTTCCTGCACGCTTGCCGGTAGTGGTTTAGTGTCCATAGCCCCGTTCGGTAAAAATTGCCACTGCGGGGTTATGTTAACAGAATGCGGACACGAATCGGTATTTATTACCGAAAAACCACACCAGTGCACCAGTGCAGCAGTTTCTATACGTTTTGATTTGCTATGGTATAGAGACAATCACTATTCTTACTTATCCACTATATACCCTTTCATCCTAGTTATTTGGTAAAAGTGATTACCTAAGATGCACTAAATGGCTGAAAGCCTTGCTGGGCAAGGCTTGGTAACAGTGTAGTTGGCAGTGTATCGGGCAGGGTAGCAGTGTAGCTTCAGGCCCGTTTCTCGTATGTCAGGCTGCCGTTTGTGCGTCTGGACGGGATACCAAGGTCACGAAGTGCAGCACCCGCCGCACGCGCCTCAATCGCCGTAGGATCGCGGCCCATGACCCGGCGAAAGATGGTTGATGCGGTGTCCCGAAAGTGCGGCATGCTGTCCGCCCACGCCGTCACGCGGTCGTATATTTCGCTGCCGTTCGCCAGCCCGTATAGGCCGTCTTCTGCAACCGACTTGCGCCGCCACTTGGTGCGGCCGGTTGACTTGTACGGCACCCAGCCACAGGCCCGCAGCGCCTCCGACGCCGTGCGCAGTTCGGCCGTAGTGCCAGCCCTGCCGTACAGTTCGCGGTAGACCGTGGCAGCCGTCACCACGTCTTCTGCGAGATTGGCAACCAGGTTAGCCACGGCGTCGTGGTCGGCGGGCTGGAACTCGTCAGGCGCGCGGCGTGTACGCTTCCCGCTGGCCGCTTCCAGCGTCGCCAGGGCTATCAGAATGCCGTCCACCGTGATTTCGCCAATGACTTCGTTATGCGCTATCCGGTTCGCTTCGTGGATCAGTTCGATAATGGTTTTCATGGTCTTCAGTGTATGAGGGATGGAATGCAATCCGAGAGTGTACCTAACCATGGTTGCAGTAGGTAACACGGTGATAATCATTGTCTATGAGGGTATCAAAATAAGCAAGTGTGGATGCAAAGTGCAGGTGAGTTGATATGAATTTTTGCACATACACTACATATCTGCGCCGTTTTTTGGACGCAAAAAAGCCACCCTAGGGTGGCTTGTGTAGTGAAGGGTACGAAGAAAGCGGCTATCTATCTCAGCCCCAGCGCCTTGCGAATCTCGAACTGCGCGCTGGCCCGGCCGTCCCGCTCACCATCCAGGTAAGACAGCCGTTCGATTTCCAGCGCCACGTTAATGTGTTCAGCCGTCCACGTCGCCGGAACACTGAATAGCTTTTTCCGCCCTTCAAGCGGCCTGCTGCCGTCTTCGAATGAGTCGAAAACATCTATCATTGCTTCCTTCTCATACGGTGCCCGCGTGCGGCGCATTGCTATGAATCCGGGCTTTATGCCTTCAAGCAATTCTCCGGGTGGCGGGTGGCCTTCTGTTTGGTACGGCTGCCGCTCATTGATGCCGCACGCCAGCATCGCTTCGTTGAACGTGTACACCTTCGCGCCGAAATGCTCACCGTGGTGCATCGCCAGCGCTTGGTCGTTCGTCAGCACCAGCGCGTTATTGCTGAACGGCGCACCCTTCCAGAAGTCGCTAGGCAAGTCGCCCGCTTCGATTACTTCAGCCTTCCCGAAGTGCTGCGCAATTTGCTTCGCGTGCGTCGTTTTCCCGCATCCCTGCGGACCATAAATAATCACTGCCCTGCCCATGTCGTTCCCCTTCGAAATCGACGGCCACCCCGTGGCCGCCTGGTTGATTAAACCGCGCTCACTACCCCGCCCGCAAACTTCATTTCCAGCCGTTCAATATCCGCGCGCCCTTCCAGATCGCGCCGCGTTATCCCTTCGCGCGCCAGCTTCGCCATTACCAAATCCACGGTTTGCTGAGCATGCTTGGCCACGTGGTCGAACTCCGTCCCGGCGTATTGCTTCACCCGGCTTTCCGCCTGCGTGAGAATGTCCAATAGATCGCAGTGTGTAAGTGGCTTCATTCGTCGTCCTGCTCGGCAGATTGCGCGGGCTGCTGCTCGGTTGAATGCGCTGCACATGGTCCTTCGTGGCCTTTATCGCGCGTGCAGTACCAGCCTTTTGGCGGCAAGTCGCATTGCGCCTTTCTTCCGGCGCGTATGAGTCCCGCGCATATCTTCGCGGCGCTCCGAAATAGTGAATTACGGCTTTGCTCCATGACTTCCTCGCACATAGTCGCGTTCGATTCACGCATCCATGCGCACGCCGCACGCCAAGCCTTTTCCGTAATCGCGTTATTCCAGAAGCCGGAAGTCTTGAACCATGCTTCGAATGCTTGAATCTCACCCGCCACCGGCTCCGCTGCCACCTTTTCGGCGGTGAGTGCGGCGCGGGCTTGGAGTAGTGCGAGCGCGTCAACTGCTGCCCGAAGTTTTGCCCAATCACTATTAGGCTTGTCGGGAGTTGGGTAGAGACGCTTTGCTGCGATGCCTAGAAACTCGTGGATCGCCTCAAACGCTTCCCGCTCCCCCATCGCCCCATTTGCGGCATCCTCACCGCTCGGCGAAGTGTGGGTGCTTGGCTGGCACACTCGGTAGCCAATTTCGCGAGCGCATGTGCATTGATCTTCATCGAGACAGAATCCATGCTGCGCAATTAGGGCCGCGCGTACGGTTCGCGCCGTCAGGTTTTCGCGGGTAACGCCGGGCATCTTCGCCTGGTCGTTCTCGATGTTGCGAATCTGCTCATCGGTGAGCGAAGTGTTATTTGTCGTGTTCATTTGCTGTCCTTTGCGCGAGCGAGTGTGTGGCGTGCGCGGCTCTGAACCTAATCTGCGAACTCCGTGTCATCTGCAAATGTCTCGCGGTCGAACCGCTTGGCATTGACGATGTTTTCGGGAATCGTTCTTCAGGAGCGCATTCGCACTCAACAATATTCGGAGCGTAGCCGTCTGATTCCGTCCCGCTGTTGCCGTCCTGATAGCGTCCGTATCCGTGGCAGATGGAACACAGCTTTTGCGGAGCGTCTGCTTGCTCGGCGTCACCGCACGATTGCGCGTTCCGCTCGATAGCCGTCAGCGCAGCCCGAAACACTTTCGGCGCATGCCAGAACGGATCGTGAATTATCGTATCCGGTCCAGGATAGTTCGACGCGAACCACTGCGCGAATTCCTGCCGCGCTGCCTTGTATTTATCCTCACTCACACAACCCCCTATGCCGCCTTTTGCGGCTGCCTGGAAATCTTCACTATCCCATGAATGACAAAATCAACCGGCGCACCCGTCACGTTAGCGATACTCTGCGCCACCGCGTCAGCCAGGGCATAGATTAGCCCCGTTGTCGGCTGTGCGGCTGCGTCGTAAGCCTTCGCCCGTTCCGTCACCTGCGCCCGTTTTTTGATAGTCATTTTCAGGATTCCGAAAGACGGCGGCACCACACCACCGTTTCACTGCAAAAGCCCGCACGCGGCGGGCTTGGTGTTCAGGCGTGGCGGAAAATTGAAACGTCCTGCACACCTGGATAATTGACATCAATTTGTATTTGGTCGTCAACTTTCATTGCCGCTATCTCGCGTCCACACTCTGACGCTCGATCCCCTGCGATGCTTAGGGCGTTTGCTATGTCGTTTTCTTCCGTGCCGTCGTCAAAAGTTATGTTCAGTGAGATTTCCATTTATTCCATCCCTCATTGATGCCCGCCGAAGCGGGCGCGGTTGTTAGGCGTTGCGCTCGAATCGCTGCATTGCTTTGTGCTGCGCTTCCACTAACGGCGCGTAGTGTCCCGTGTTGGCGAACGAACGGCCGCGAGCGTTGCAGCACTTCACGCCATCGCCAATCGAGTATGCGAAATGGCCGTTATCGAAAGTCCAGAAGCGTTGATGATTGATTTGAACGAAGTTCACGACTTTCGTTGCGCGGCTCTTGAATCCTGCGGCCATTTCGTTTCCCCTTCGTGTTGCGTTGTCGATGGAAGAATCATAAATGTTTCCAAAAGCAAACACAAGCCCCGTTTTGCGTTTAAACGAAAAAGGCAACAAAAAAGCCACCCGAAGGTGGCTAGAAAGTGACTATCGCGCGGGTCTAGTGTGCGTGTTCGCGCTGTGGTTTGGCCCGCTCTAATGAACTCGCTGCGCGGTACAGGGCCAGCGACAGCAGGAAGAATGCAAGCGCCAGCCCGAAGACCATTAGCGCTGCGAATAATAGCAGCAGGAACACAAACATAGGCCACCCCGTAGTTATTGGTAGCCCATTGTATCCCGTATTACCTCACCTTTGAACCGTCGCCACCTTTGCTGTCGTATTTCGCGGCCCGCTGCTGCTCGATAAAAATTCGCTTCGCCTCACAATTCACGCGCTCTTGCGTCCAGCTTGGGTTTTGCACTGCCAGCCGCTTTGCAATGGGCAGCACGCCCGGCCTGCGTATCGTATCGTCCATCATTTACCCTCAGTAGATTAAAAACTCGTCCCTATCCTGCCCGTTCAGCCAGGCAGGTGCCTTGCCGTTCCCCGTCCACGTCGCGCCCGTTTTCGGGTCTCGATACTTCGGCGGGTTCGGCGGTCGCTTTGCCTTCTGCTTGAACGTCGGCGCACCCTTGCGGCCCGGCTTCAATTGCTGGGTTCGCACCAGCCCCACTTCGTGCGCCGTCATGTCGTGTTCAGCGATCAGCGCCGCCACCGTCCGCACCGCTTCTGCCCTGGTTGCCGCCTGCATATCCTCAATGCGCCGCGTTAGCTCGTCACGCGCCGCGATCAGTTCCGCCAGGGTTTGCTGACTCATTCATCCTCCATCTGAATTTGCTCGATAGTTAGATTCACGCAGCGTTCGATTGCTTCGCCGCGCCTGAACGGACGCGGGCTAACTCCCGCTATCCTCCATGCGGTTTCATCGCCAAATCGAATAACGATGAACTTCCCAACGCGGAAAGAAATTCGGCGGCTCCACTTTCCGCCAACCTTGAAGCGGTCAACCTTATCTGTTGTCACAGTCACGCCGTTTATGCTGGCGAACTCGATTGCGTCCTGTTCGTTCATTGCCCGCACCCCGCCTTCGTTGTCAATGAAAGCGATTTTCCATGTTTCCCTAAGTAAACGCAAGCCCTTTTGACGCACAAATAAAAAAGCCACCCGAAGGTGGCTTAATCGCTTACGTGTCGCCGTCATCAGTGCGCCGTCGTTTCCTCGCGCGCTGCCTCGATCACACGGCGCATGCGCCCCACCAGCGTGGGGAAGTCTCGTTTCCCGCTGTTGCACACAAGCGACAGCATGCGCTGCATTCCGCGCAGTTCGGCTTCTTCCAGGCTGTTAGCCTTGCCGAAGCCTTCCAGTAATTCCCGCGCTTCCTGTTCGTTGAGCAATGATCCCATGGCCTTCCCCTTTCACAATTTTGTAATCCCCGCCGTTGACAAAGCCCGAATCATCGGGCATGTGGGCGCAGTTTAGCAAATTTTAGAAAGGGCGGCTGTTGTCGTCTTCGAAATTTTGTTCCTGTTTGTAACTGTTTCGCTTCAAAGGTGGTACAGCGAACAAAACTTTGCCGTTCGACCGCGAAGGCTCTTTGCCCGTCGCCTTGCGCAGGATCGCGCCAGCGTCTTTAATCTGCTTATTGGTCGGCTTGTCGTAACCCATGGCAATGCAAACGTCAGTAGCGGACATTTTGACGACCGACAGGCTTTCCCAATCGAAGCGGTCCATAATCAAGTCGGACAGCGGATTACGTTCCGTGTAGATCATGTTCGACTCCGACAGCCGTTCCATTTCATCTTTGGTCAACGGGTGCCGCTCACCAGCCAGGTAAAGGGTCTTCGCTTCGGCCCATGCCTGCTGCATGTCGATCCCGTGCATGCCGTTCAAGCCCGCGCCGCACTCAATCGTCCAGTAGCGCCGGTTCCCCGTTTCGTCGCGCAGATACGCCCGATCATTCACGGACGCGGCAGCCGCCGTGCGTCGGGGAAATTTGCTGGTGGCCTTTGCATACGGCAAGCGCAGTTCGTCAACCTTTTTGGTGAGGAAGCCACGCAGAGCGGTAATGTCTGACTTACTGAAAGTCGCTTCCAGTTCGCCCAACTCCACCAGCCAGTAAGATGCGAACTGCTTCACGCTGTCTTTGTCGGCCGGGTTCAAAATCACGGATTCGGCGGCCAGATCGCGGTTATTGTCGGCCAGCCCCATAATCCAAGTCGTCTTACCTGCGCCCTGCGCGCCCTGCAACACAAGCACGCCTTGCATGGCAAAGCCGTGGTCTTCGAACGCGCACGCCACGGCGCCAATCATCCAGCGGCGCACCAGCACGCGGGCCAGTTCCGGGTCGGCTGCGTCCAGCGTATCGGCCAGCGCTTCAATGCGCGGCACGCCGTCCCACGGCTTCGAATCAATCCAGTCAGCGGCCGGGTTAACTTTGTTGCCATCGGCCAGCGTGGTGATATAGCCCGGCACATTGGCGCGGGGCATGCGGTTGCGGGCACAAAGACTGCCGATAGTGGCCAAACATGCCTCCATGTGGTTATCCTGGCTAAACCGTGTGTTAGGTATGCTGATTTCCACGTCTTTAGAAATCACGTTGTAACGCGACTCGATCCCATACTGGCGCATCAGGTACGCCAGATTTTCCAGCGTGTCCAGCGGCCCTTTATCGCCACGGTCTGGAAAACCGAATTCATTCACCGGGTATTCCAGCGGCGTATATTTCGGCGCTGGTGCAGCGGGCGCGGCGGGTGAGGCAGCCGCAGGCGCAGGTGCAGCCGACACGGGTTCGACGGGCGCGGCCGGTTTAATCGTTTCCGCCGTCATTACCTCGCGTGGATCGCGCGAACGCTCGGCAAGCATTTTCAGCACGTCTTCGCCGGTCCAGCCTTCGGCCAGCGCGTCGGCCAAATCCCACCCGTGCGGCTTCTCGCCTGGCTGATAACCCACCATGCGCAAATTCGCATCCGGCGTGTGGCCGCGTAGCTTCTCGGCAATCGCCATCATTGCCAGCGCACCGCCCTGCTTATGCAGCGGCAGAATGGGCTTAGTTTCTGGGTCCACGTTGGCGGCCTTTTCTTCCGGCGTCAGCTTTTCGCGGAACATATCGAAGTCAGGCCAGAAGAACACGCGGCGGCCTTGCAAGCGGCGCACGGCGGCTTTGTCGGCGGCACCCATGCCACCCATCCAGGAAACGACCACGCAGGCGTCGCCCAGCAGCGCCTGCGCTGCGTCCGTGGTCTTTTCGCCTTCCACCACCAGCACGTCGTGTTCAGGGTATTGCGCCAGCTTGTCCAGCCCGTACAGCGGGCGTTTCATGCGGCCCGTAAGCCCACGGATTTGCCAGCCCACTTTCCCGTTCGTCGGGTGCGTGCCCCACGACCACGGCACCACCTGTTTGTCCCCGGCTTCGTCGGTATACCGGCCGATGTACATCAGCAGGCGGCCTTCCGAATCGCGGTACGCCCACACCTTCGACGGCATGCCAAGCTTAGGGTGCTTAAAGCCCTTCTGCCACGACAGGTTAGGTTCCTGCGGCACGTCTTCAGGAACGGGCATTACCGGCGTATAGGTCGGCTGTTGCAGCGGCGTGATTTTCGCGGCTTGCTCGCGCGTTTGCGCGTTGTCCACGATGCCGTGCGTTCGCATCAGTTCGCGCGCCGCTTCCACCTGGTTTTTGTTGTGAAAAACCCAGGCGTACAGGCCCACCAGGTCGCCGCCACGGTCTGATTTTTCATCACTTGAGAATAGCGCCCACTTGCCCGTCGTCAGGTTCACGGCCAGGGAACCATTGCGCGCCATCCAGTTGTCGCCCACCTTTTTGCCATCAGGCAGCCATTCAGGCACGACCCTGAGCGGGTCCAGCGCAGCATTTACAACGCGAAAATCTATTGACATTACGCGGCCACCCCTGCGGCGCTGTCCACCTGCGTTTCCAGGAAAGCCAGCGTATGCAGCGGGATAATTTTCGCCTCGCAGCGCCAGATTCGCACCGTCTGTTCAGATCGGCCCACCAGCCTGCCAACATCGCGCAAGCTCAGTTTGTTTTTCTCCATGATTTCGAACAGGCGAGCGGTGCGCGGGTCTAGCTCGCGCGGGCGCGTCGCCAGCTTGGCGCGCAGCTTGTCCAGCAGTTCGTCGGAAATCATGGCCTTACCGGCTGCCCACTGGCGCACGGTCTTTTCACCCCGCCCCAGCAGCGCGGCCACGTCGGCGCTGTCCAGGTGGTGCCGCCGCATCAGGTAGGTAAGCCGGTCGGCCTGGGTCTTCGCTGTTTTTGTAGTGGTCATTTCTCGCGCCGCGCAAATAGTAAAAACGTCCAGCGCATTATAGCCCTGGACGTTTCCATAGGTAAATAACTTTGTTCCTTTTTTACCGCATCCGTCCGAACGCGGCAGGCGGCAGGCGGGGCACCCAGGAAGGTGCGCCCACGGGCGGGGCTTCTGCGGTCGGCGGCACGTCGGCCACCAGCGATTCCCGGCTGAAGAATGCGGCCGGGCGTCCATTGATTGTCACGGGCGTTTTCTTCGGCGGCGGAACGCGCAGAACCGGCGCGGGTTCTGTCACGGGTTCAGGTTTTGCGGCCACGGGTTCGACAGGTGCCGGTTCGACGGCCACGGGCGCTGCGGTCGCTGCCTTCAGTGCCGCTTCCAGTGCGGCCACCTGTTTGCGAAGCGCCTTAATCGTCGGGCTGCGCCTGCCGATTTCTTCCAGCGTGTCCAGCTTGTTTGCTTCGGCCGTCGTGCGCGGCATCGGCCTATCGCTTAACACTTCGTCGGTAACGAAGCGGTCCCCGCATGCGATGTTCATGCACTGGCGGCGGCGCATCGTGCCGCGTGTGTCTTTAACCTGCGTCGCGTGTTTGCATTTCGGGCACAACATATTCAATCCTCTTTAATCGAAATCTTACTGGTCAAGTGAAAGCCACCGCAAAAATCACACTGGTAAGCCCGGCGCGGAACCCCGCGCTTACCGTATTCCGCCTGAATGCCTAGCATGTCCATTTGCGCGGCACCAATCGTTCCATACCTGCGCTTGTAGCAGACTATTGCGCCGTCAGGCATGCGCCAGCCGATGATGGTTCGGCCAGAAATCACGATCACTGCGCGGGCTTCGCGGATAAGTCGGCGCATTGCTTTTGCTTCGTACCCCTTACGGGCTTTTGCTTCCCGTCCAATTCGGTCACGTGCCCGCGAAAACTGTGCAGCGTTCATGATTCGGCCCCGTCAAAAATCGGATACTTGCCATCGTTGCGCGGGAAAATCGCTTTCAAGCCTTCATACGGGTTTCGTCGCCAGCTTGCCGCCCGGTCGAATGCTCGCGGCGGCTGATACACCACCCACGTGCCTGGATGAAGCCGGTACAGGCGCACAAGCTGTTCGGCCGTAATGTAGTGGCGCTGTCCGTCGTTCTGCGAAGTGACGAAGCCCGGATGAATCACGAAAGCGATTTTCTTTTTCATGTCAGCAGTTGCACGTAGTGGCCCAGTTTTCCCCGTTTTGCCGCGCTCCGGGCGCGTATCAGCGCCCGGTTTGCCTTGTAGTAGCGTCGGCTGTACACCTTCACCCGAACTTTCATAGGCGCGCTAGGCGGCGGAACGTCTTCGCCTTCGCCAGCCCGGTAAATAGCGCCCCAATCGCCCTGCACGCCAATGTTTCGGTGCCACCCGCACACATGGGCGCGGCCTTCCTTATGCGCACGGCGCAGGTGATATTCAACCGTGTTACGGTGCATCGCCAGCACTTCGGCAGCCTGCGCCACCGTCATGTCTTCGCCAGCCAGGGCAGCCATTACCATTGCGCGGGTTGTCAGTGGTGGCGATTGCATTCCAGCACCCTGATAAGCCGCGCCCTATACCACGGTTCAGGCTCAAGCCCAAACCATCGGCGCTTGATTCCGTACAGGCGGCCGATATTTGAAGCCGCCCTGCGCGTTTTGAAGGCGGAAAGCATCAGTACGCCTTGCCGCCTTCTGCCAGCCGGTTTTCCGGTTTGTGGTCGGCGCGCTGCGCGTTGTACGCCAGCTTTTCGACAATCGCGCCCGCCACGTCGTAACCCTTAGCGCCCGCCAGGTCAAAAATCCGAATCACTGCGTCTGCCAGTTCAACTTCCACCATCGGACGGTGCGGCAGCTTGTCGTCCATCAGGTTTTTGCGGTGGCCTTCCATCGCTTCGGACACTTCCGAAACAATCAGCATTAGCTTTTCTGGCACGTTGTTGGCCATGCGCAGGTCTTCGCCGGTCTTCAGGTCCGTCCACCATCCAGAAGCGAACGACGCGCCGAAACAGCGATCAGTAAGAATTTGCCCCGATACTTCGATTGCGTGGTTGTCATGCTGCATTTTTAAATTCCCCTTCCTTTTCCTTCCAGAGTTGAGATACCCGCCTTTTAACAGCGGTTTCGTGTGCCAGCCCGTGCAGGTGCCCCACGCGCCAGATTTCGTGCTGGCGCTGCCACAGCTTCGGCAGCCCCATAACGCGCAGCGCGTCCCGTTCCACGTCGCCGCTTTCCACCACAATCACGGGCGGTTCGTAGTCCGTGGCTCGATACGGTGCGCGCTTTGCTTTCATTTGCCGATGGTCCGCAGTGCGTCGGCAGCGCTTCGCCATACGTCGGCGCGGCCACCAGCTTGTTTAATTGCATCCAGGAACGGACCCTGCGCCTTGCGCTTGCGGCCCGTCGCCGTCTTCACTTCGCCCGCCAGGAACTGCGCAAACTTCTGCCCCACCATTTCCGGCGTGATTTCAACCGTCACCAGCCCGAACAGGTCCGAAAAGCCGGGCGGCAGTCCCGTGCTGAACGGGCGCGGATCGCGGATCAAAATGGACCCGTCAGGCAGCCGCTTAATATCGTTCCCCGTCCACGCCGTGCCGACGTTCGCGCGGAACAGCATGCAGTGCCCCGCCAGCGCGTTGCGGATTTCGTTCTGGATTCCGGTTTCTTTCATGCTGCCGCCGCAAAAAATGCAGGGGTTCGAATTGCGCGCAAGTGCGGCGCGTTCGCTTCAAACACAGCCCGCGCAAAACCCATGGGCGTGGCGCTGCGGAAATTGGCCCGGTCGGCGCTGGGCGGCGCCGTGTGAATCCGGTTATCCGGCGCACCCAGCGACAAGTCGCGGCACGGGGCTGGCATCACAAACCCGCCACCAGTCCACAGGCAGGTTTTCTTCGTGTAGTTGTCGGCCGGTTCAAATCCCGTGTAGTCGTAAGGGTTGAACGTGTGCGAAGGCTTGCCGAAAATGCCGCTGAAGACAGACACGGGATTTTCGAAAAACCACGGCGCACCGGACAGCAGGCCCACCATGCGGCATTGTTCTGCCACCAGCGCGGCCTTAGTCTGAAAGTGCTTATCGGCCTTCGCCTTGTGGCTGAACCACCGGGCGCCCGATACCGCCACGTCCGTGCAGGGCGGGAAGCCCGCCACGAATACCACGGGCGCGGCCGGAAACAGCCGGAAGAAAGCGCCCAGCACGTCGGCGCATTCCACGATGGTTGCGCCGATTCGCGTAATGGTGCCGCCCTTAGCGTTCGGCTCGCTGGTGTGGACCCCTTTCGGGTGTTGCGGGTCCACCAGTACGGCGTGATAACCCGCATCCACCCAGGGCTGCACCATGTGGCCCGTCAGGTCACACAAAGAAATGATGTAGCCCCGGACCATTACGCTGCGTCCTGCTCGTCGTCGCCTTCGGGCAGTTCTGCCTGGCTGGCCTTCGCTGCCTTTTCCGCCGCCTTCGCTGCCTGCTGCTTGCGGGTTTCTTCCACCAGCCCGGCCGCTTTCATCAGTTCGGCCAGCGCGCCCGCCGTCACGGTTACTTCCACGTCAGCGTGTGCGCTGCCGTCTTTCTCTGCGCGGGCCACCACCTTGCGCTGCTCGGCATTCAGGCCGTGTTTCCTGAACCAGCCCAGCGCGTCCACCACTTCGTCCACCACCTTGCGCGGCAGCCCTGCCGGTTTCAGGTCGCCTTTCTTCACGCGCCCGCCACCGGCTGCTGCAACCTTTTCGCCCAGCACGGCGCCCGCGTTTTCGCCTTCCTTTCGCACCAGGTCAATGGCGGCCGTGGCCGATACCTTCCCGGCCTTAACCATTTCCTGCACGTCGTGGTTAGCGTTCGCCAGGATCAAAAGCTGTTCGACGTGCGGGCGGCTGCGGCCCACTCGCGCTGCAATGTCGCTGGACGACAGCCCGAATGCGGCCATGCGCTTGTAACCGTTCGCGCGCTCCAAATCAGTCAGCTTGCGCGACTCATTGGAAGTCATGATGCGCGTAAGGCGGTCTACGTCGTTGCCTTCAAACGCGATAGTGTGAATCCACACGTCGCCGTTTTTATCGGCCAGCGGCGCGCCCATTTCCATGGCGCGCAGCACGGCAAGGCGTCGGCGGTGTCCGTCCACCACCCACACGCCACCTTCTGCGCGAATGCGGATTTCAATGGGCGGGAACGTGCCACCCGCCACGATGTATTCTGCGAATCGGTTAATCCCTTCTGCGAACGTTTCGCCGTTTTCGTCCACGGCGTCAGGGTCGCGCAGGTTAAAGCCCGGCTGTTCGTGAATGTCCTCAATGCGTACTTTGATGGCGTTCGCGCGGGATGCCGTGCCTTCTGCGATCAGGTCACGATACGATTTCTGTTTCTCTGCCATTTGTAAGTTCTCCTAGTAATCGGCCGTCAGGCGGCCTTCAAAAAATCCGGTACAAAGTAATCAGAATCGCCATACTCCCGGCGCGTTCCATCGGCCCTATACCAGCATTGCTTCGAACCCTTGCGGTGCATTGCACCAGTCATCATTCCAGCCCACGCATACCCGCTACACATGCAAGCCATGGCCCGCGTGTTGCGCTTGTTCATCCAGGCATCCACGCGGAAATCGCGACGGCCGCACACTCTGCACTGCGGCACCACGTGATATTTGTCCGGGTGCTGCTTCAGTACGCGGCGCGTTTCGCAATGCCTGCACCGGGTATGAACGCGGGCCATCCTGTCAGGCCGCGATGTTACGAAGACCGTCCAGGATTGGGCCAATCATCAGCACCAGGCCCAGCACCACACCACCTGCGACGTTGAAAGCGAATTTCTTCATGATCCACAAACTCCCTTATTTACGTTTTCACGCGGCGGAAACATCGCCGCACCCCGAAGACTGTCCCATAGCAAATAGATAAACAGGACAGCAAAAAGCCCGCTAATCACTAGAACCCACCACATACAAACCCCGTAACATCACGACTTGCAGCAATTATGGATGTTTCCAAAAGAAAACACAACCAGTTTTTACACATCAACCACGGGCTGTTGTTTTTCAGAAAGCTGCTTTCTCCAAGGGCTATTCTGGAATTTCTTATGCGCCCAGCCGGTCGCGTTTTTGTAGCCGCGCCGCGCCCCTAGCGCGATCAGCGCGCCCAAATCCTTCGCTTCGGATTCCTCTTGCCGCAGGATCGCACGCCGTCGTTTCTTCTCTGCTTCGGTGATTTCCACCAGTTCGCCGTCGTCGGATTCCGGCAGCTTCGCTTCTCCCAGCAGGATTTTTTGGCACGTGGGGCACTTCGGCGGCAGCGGTCGGCGGATTTGCTGAAAGCACTTATCGCAGGTGATTGGCGGCGGCGGCCCTTCCTGTTTTTTGCCGCCTTTCTTTTTGTCGCGGCCTTCCAGTTGCCATTCGCGTTCGTCGTCGGGGAAGCCGTGGCGCAGCGTGTTGCCCGCCTGGTCCAGGATCACAGCGACTTTGCCAAGGTACGGGCGCAGCGCGCGGCCCACCATTTGCAGGAACAGAGAAAGGCTGTGCGTCGGCCGCAGCATGACCACGCAGTCAATCGTCACGTCACATTGCGCGATGCTGGCCAGGTCGAACCCTTCCCCGAACAGGTCCACATTGCACAGCACCAGGATTTCCCCGGCCGCATAGTCCTGAATGATTTGTCGGCGCAGCGCTTTAGGCGTGTTGCCATCCAGGTGCGCAGCGGGCACGCCTGCCGCGTTGAACTGTTCGGCCACGTGTTCGCTGTGCGCAATCGTGGTGGCGAAAACCACCGTTCGCATTCCGGCTGCCAGCCGTTTCCAATGCTCGATTGTGTCGCCCGTTAGTTTGGGCTTGTCCATGCGTTCCGCTGCGTCGGCCTTGGCGAAGTCGCCCATAGACTTACGCGCGCCCTTCATGTCGGGCACGTGCGGCGCATACACCCGATATTCCGACAGGTGCCCTTCCTCGATCAGCCATGCCACGGACGGACCCATAACCATTTCATCGAAGAAATCGCCCAGCCCCGTGCCATCCAGCCGCCACGGCGTCGCGGACAGCCCTATGTGGTACGTGTCGGGCCACGCCTTCATGACAAGCTGCCAGCCCGCTGCGCCCATGTGGTGGCACTCGTCCCATATGGCCACGTCGGGCGCCTTAACTTGTTCCAGCCGGGCTTTCAGCGTGTCAATGCTGCACACGTTCGCCATGGTCTGAACGGTCATAGGCCGCCCGGCCGCAATGAACCCGTGGGGCAATCCAAATTTGTGGAATGTCTTGCTGGTGCCGTCCACCAGTTCGGCGCGATGGCAAATGAAATTCACTTTCCGGCCGCGCGCCACCGACTCAATGGCCATGTGCGTGGCCAGCGCCGTTTTGCCCGATCCCGTGGCCGATTGAATCAGCACGCGCTTAGTCCTGCGCAGGGCTTGCCGCGCCTGCGCAATCAGTTCGGATTGGTATTCCCGGAGAACTACGGCCATTGTCGTATCCACGCCACGATTCGGTAATTATGACCGAATCCGGGTAATATCGGCAAACTTTACCGCATAGGTAAAAATGGCCTGTTGGTAGTAAACGACAGCCTAAATAATGTTTCCCTATGTGTTGACATTTGGAAACGTAAGATTAAAAATATCCTTATTGAACAGGCACATAACACGCTCTAGCGCTTGTGTATGTTCGATAGGAAGCACAGGATTTCAACGCATGAAGCCAGGCATTTACCCGGATATTTCGAACGCGGATTACCACGGCGGCCCAGGGGTTTCAAAGTCGCTTCTGGACCTGATCGAACGAAGCCCGGCGCATCTGAAAGCAGCACTGGACGCGCCGCGTGAAGACAGGGTGCCAACGGCGGCGCAGGCCATCGGAACCGCGTTCCATGCGCTGGTGTTGGAACCCAAGGTGTTTGCGACGGAATACACGCTGGGCATGCGGCGCAGCGATTACCCGGAAGCCATTGACGATAAGGAAGTGCTGGTGTCGATGGTGGAAAGCCTGAACGCAAGGCGGCTGCCAAAACTGGCAACCACGGGCGCGAAGGCAGAACAGATTGAACGCATCATTGCAGCGCAAACTGACGTGGACACGATGGTGTGGACGCGTGAAGCCTGCGAAGCAATGAGCGGCGCGGAACTTAAGCAGCTTATTGGTGTGCTGAACGAATCGCGTGAAGGGCTGCTGCCCGTTTCAGGATCGACGGAACAGCTTGCAACACTGCTGCGGTCAAACGGTAAGCCGGTGACGTTGTGGCGGGATTTGAAGGCGGAATGGGAGCGCAACAACGGCCACCGCTCGATCCTGCAAACGGAAGAATGGGACGTGCTGCACAAGATGCGCGAAGCCGTTATGGCGCATCCGAAGGCAGCAGCCTTGCTGCAAAAACCTGGGCGTCCTGAACAATCCGTGTACTGGATTGACAAGGTAACAGGCGTGCTGTGTCGCTGTCGGCCGGATTACCTGACTGACGACGACTTTGTGGTGGACCTGAAGACCACAGAAGACGCAAGCCCGCATGAATTCGCGAAGTCTTGCGCTAACTATCGGTATCACGTCCAGGACCCGTTTTACAGGGATGGCCTGGCGGCAGTGAAGCGCAAGCCGCGTGCGTTTGTGTTTATCGCGGTGGAAAAAAAGGCGCCGTATGCGGTCGGCGTGTATGTGTTGCGAGCGGAAGACGTAGAGCTAGGCCGGATGCAGTATCGGGCAAATCTGAACCGATACGCGGAATGCCTGCAAAGCGGGAAGTTTCCGGCGTATAGCGAGAAAGTGGAAAGCCTGGCATTGCCAGCTTGGTATGTCAGCCAGGGCGTGCAGCGTCTTGGCGCATAAAGGGAACATAAGAAAGTGACTATCAAATTTGAAGTTGCGGAACGCGAAGGCGCCCGGCTGGTGATTGGCCTGGCTGGGGTAAGCGGCGGCGGAAAGACCCGCACGGCGCTGGAAATCGCCCACGGCATGGTGAAGGGCGACACGTCGAAAATCGGCTTTGTCTGCACGGAAAACCGGCGCGGCCGTCTGTTCGCCCGCGTCCTGCAGGACGCAGAAGGCAACGTGAAGAAATTCATGATTCACGACCTGTACGCGCCGTTCAGCCCGCAACGCTACATTGACGTGATTGAAGGCGCGGCAAAGGCTGGTTTCGAAGTGCTGATTATTGATAGCACGTCGCACGAATGGGAAGGCACTGGCGGCTGTGAAGAAATCGCGAACCCGCCCGGCTCAGTGTTGAAGGTTCCAAAATGGAACGACGCAAAGGCAGAGCATAAGCGTTTCGTGAATGCGCTGCTGTCGTCGCCGATGCACGTTATCGCGTGCATGCGTGCCCGCGAAAAAACGAAAATGGTCCGGGTCAACGGAAAGACGGAATACGAACCGCAGGGCATCCAGCCGATTTGCGAAAAGAATTTCCCGTTCGAACTTACCGTGTCGATCATGATGTACGACGGCGGCAAACAGCGCGAAGTGCTGAAAAGCCACCCGGACCTGGAAGAAATCGTGGGGACGGTCGGCTGGCACGAAGGCTTCCTGGGCTATGAACACGGCCTGCGCATCCGTGAATGGGTGGACGGCGGCACCAAGGTGGACGAAGAAAAGCAGCGCACGCTGGACGCGCTGCGCATGGAAGCGGCAAAGGGCACGGCGGAACTGGTGAAGGCGTGGGCAGCCGTACCGGCCGCGATCAAAAAGCGCATCAGCACCAAGGGCTGCCCGGAAGACCTGAAGGAACAGGCCGCTGCGTTCGACAAGCAACGCACCGAAGCGCAGGCGGGCGGCACTGAACTGGCAGGCGTGAATGCGGCTTTGGAAGGTGCCGAATAATGACAGCCACCAATACACTTTCCGTATCCGTGGGCGACACGGTACACGTGCCCATGGCAGGCTGCGACGGCCGCGTGGTTCGGTTCGACGGCAGCATGGTGGTGGTGCAGCTTGCCAGCAAAATCCCCGGCGCCCACGACCATTTCCATTTCGGCGCCTTGGAAGTGATTCCACAGAAGCCGCGCGCTGAATCCGGCGTGCTGCTGGACGCGCCGGGCTATCAAAGCTTAGCCCGCGTACTGGCTCGCGCTTTCCAGCAGGCAGCCCACGGCAAGGGTGCGGAACGCCACGCGCAAGACGGCGAACCGTTCGACGCGCAAGTTATGCAGGACATGGCGCGGCGTTTCGGTGTCGGCGCGCTGCTGGGCCAGGCGTTCAAAAAATCCGAAGAATCGCAGCGCCTGCCGCACGGCGCTGGCGTGCGGGAACTGCTGGGCGCAATCAATTACCTGGCTGGCGCCGTCATCGCCATGGAACGCGCAGAGAACCAGGCAAATGGCTGAATTGTTTTCGGACGTGCTGGACCAGGCCCAGCACAGAATCGAGATTGACCTGGCGCAATCCATCCAGGCTCAACGGGCACGCGCGGAAGCAGCGCCGCGTGTGGCCGCAGAAGGCTGCTGCAAAAATCCACGGTGTGCCGAACCGTTCGAAGGCGACGAATTAAGGCTGTTTTGTGGCCCTGTTTGCGCTAGAGAATTTGAAAGGTATCGCTGATAATCATTCATGCGGAATGTATTAAACGTTCCGCGTTGACATAGCAAGAAAGGAACCACAATGGACCAAATGACGCAAAACACCAGCCCGGAAACGGAAGAACTTCTGGCACGCATCGAAGCGCACGGGGAAGAAACAAAACGGCTGGTGGAAGCCGTACAAAAGCGCACCGCGAAGCAGTACACGGCCGCGCGTGGCGACGAAGAAAAACAGGCCGTGGTAATCGAAGCCATGGGCTGGGAAGAAGAAGGGAAGCGCCATTTGCAAATCGGCTTCATGATGCTTACTCGCGCCGTGGCGCAGCCGTCCACGTTCGCGTAACATGCGTCTTTCGTAATACAATTTAACTTTCGGAAAGTCACTTTCATGCCCGCATATTTGAATCAAGTTCAACTCATTGGCAACCTGGGCGCGGACCCTGAAGTGCGGTACTTGCCCAGCGGTGACGCTGTAGCAAATATCCGCATTGCAACCACGGAAACGTGGAAAGACAAAGACGGCGCCAAACAGGAACGCACCGAATGGCACCGCGTGGCATTCTTCGGCAAGCTGGCGGAAATCGTTAGCGAATTCCTGAAGAAAGGCAGCCAGGTGTTTATCCAGGGTCGCATTCAAACGCGAACCTGGGAGAAAGACGGCGAAACCCGTTACAGCACGGAAATTGTGGCCGATACCATGAAAATGCTAGGCAGCCCGCGCGAAGGCGGCGGATCGTCAGGCGATGGTGGCCAGCGCAGCGAACGCCCGGCGCGCGAACGGCAGGAACGCCCGGCCGCAGCAGGCAAGCCAACGAACGGCGGCGGCTTCGATGAAATGGACGACGATATACCGTTTTAGCCATAAGTAAGGCTGATTCCATAGCCTGAAGTAATAAGCCCGTGGATTGTTCGCCACGGGCTTTTTTACGCCCGCTTGCGTTTCCAAAAGTAAACGACTAGAATCCGTTTTGCGTTTAAACGAATAACGAAACGAAAGGGACTTTCAGCATGAACCGCGAAACCTGGCTTAACGAAATGGCAAACCTCATGGCCCCGCGCTTCGAAGAATTGGGCCACCCGCTGCCGCCGTTCTATGTGTCCGTGGGCTTCCCGGCCGCAGGCAAAGACGGACGCGCAGCAGCGGAGTGCTGGCATTCCAGCGCCAGCGCGGATAAGCGCTTTCAAATCCATATCCGCCCTGACGAAGCAGATTCAATGATGATTTCCGGCCACCTGGCGCATGAACTGGCGCACGCTGCCGTGGGGTTCGAATGCGGGCACCAAGGCGCGTTTGCCCGTGTCGTCATGGCGCTGGGCCTGAAACGCCCGCTTACGTCCACGGTCGTAGGCGAAGAATTCAAAGAGTGGGCGCAGCCGTTCATTGACAAGCTGGGCAAGATTCCCCACGCCAGCCTGCGGTGGACCAACGCACGCGGGCAACAACGTGGCGAAGGCGAAGACGGTCCTAGCCTGGGTGAAGAAAGCGACGGCGAATCGTCCACCGGCCCCAAAAAGCAATCCGCCCGGCTTCTCAAAGCCATGTGCGCCGAATGCGGCTACACGGTGCGAATCACGCGCAAGTGGTTGGAAGTCGGCCGCCCGCCCTGCCCGCTTCATGGAGCCATGGACGTGGAAGGCGAGGAAGACTAAAGCGAAGCGCAGGCGGGCGGCCTGCGTTCATCTGGATAAACCCCGCCGCCCTGGCATCCAGGGGCGCGCGGGGCGGCGGCATCGGTGGCGAACGGTCGGCGTTTCGTCCATCTGGATAATACGGCTCTCGCTAGTCTGCCGCGTCCGATTCCGTGCCATTCATGACTGCTTCCACGTCGGCGTCGCTGTTCGGTCTTTCGCAGTCAACCACGCAGCGGTACGCGTCTTTACTCATATTGTGAATTGCGCGCTTCACCAGCCATTCGCCGTCTGACTCGTCACCAAACCCGGTAACGTCCAGCAGGCATTCGGCCGTCAATCGCGGCTCGCCTGGAATATTCACGTTGAACCGGAACGCGCCGCGCGCCCGCTTCGCCAGTTCCGCTTTTGCGGCAGCCAGGGCCATGGCTGGCGTGGGGAAATACTGCTTCAGCCGCTTCACCGGCTCGCCCTTGCCCGCCGTTACTTCGTGCCGCTTCGCGCTGCGCTTCGAGTGGTAATAGGCCACCACGGTGCCTGCCGACTCGCGCGTGGATTCTTCCCAATGGAATGCGCCGCAGTCGCTGGCATCCACCGGAATTTTCGGCAGCGCCGTGCCGCTCACCGTCGTGGCGTCGCCGCGCTTGGTGAAAATCAGCTTTCCACCGGCAGGCTTTGCAATGGCGTCGTATTTCTTCGCGATGCGCAGCAGCAGGTTTATATCCGATTCTTCGGACTGGTTAATGTGCGGCAGCGCCACGCTGGCCAGCGATGGCGAAACCAGCGCTGTCATGCCATGCTCTTTCGCCATCGTCTGGACCATGGCGCCGATGGTCGTTCCTACCTTCCACGCCCGCGACTTGTGGGACTGAAAGTCTATTTTGCCTTTAGGCGTTTCGTCCCACGGCGCAGCATGCGCCACAATCGTTAGTTCGCGCGGCCAGCCCGTGCGGCGCACGCTGTCGCACACGAAAATGCCTTTCGCCGTCATCACGCCGTCATAGCCCAGCGACAGCGCGATTTCCGCGCCCGTGGGCGGCTTTTTGATGCGCGCCGCGTCGTCATGGTCGGCCAGCACGATTTCCAGCTTGTCCGCGTTGTCGCCGGTTTCGTCCGTCAGCGAAAGCGATACAAAACGGTCCACGATGATAGCCGTTATGTCGTTATCGTTCGCCTTCAGGGAGAACGACGGCGTAAGCCTCACGTCCATAGCGAAACCTCGCCCGTGGTCGCCACGTCCGTGGCCACGTCGATTTCTGGCAGCGCCACGACGGTGCCCACCGGCAGCACTGGCCCCAGGTCGGCCAGCCCATAGTTAGCCGCCAGCACCGCGTTAAGAATCGACGGTGTGACGGTCCCGTATTGCGCCCAGGCGATATAGTCCAGCGTGTCGCCTTCGCGGGAAAGGTATTGTGCTGTCATGAAAATTTGGCCAGCAGGGAACTGGCGGCGGTTTTTGTGCTATCCAGCAGGCTGGAAACTGACGTGGTGGCGTTGCTGGCGCTCGCGAGTGCCACGGACACACTGGACGGCACGGAGCCCGCCACAAGGCTGATATTCCCGATAACGCGCGTTGCCGACGAAGCGCCAGTGCCCAGCGCCTCGATTTTGTCCAGCAGCGTTTTTGACCCGCTCAGCACCGCGCCGATATTGCCGATGGATTGCACCTGCGCGGCCACGTTGGCGGCCGTGGATCGCAGATCATTCACCACGGAAATGGAACGGTTTAGCGCGCCCACGGCGCTGTTTGCTTCGGCCAGCACCGGCCCCACGACAGTCTGCACCTGCGCGGCTGCCGCCTTCAGGCTGCCCAGCGCCGTGGCGGCCGTGGTCTGCACGGTCTTTGCCATGCTCGCGAACCCGGACAGGGCGCTGGTGGTGCCGGTTGCCGCGGCGGCTGCCGTCACCAGCCCGCTGGCCTTGTCCAGCACGCTGCTGCCGTCGTCGGCCGTCGTGCCGTCGTCAAAGATTGACAGGCGCAGAGTAAATTCCACCTTGCGCGGCGTGCCGTCCGTCTTGTGGTGCGTCTGCTTTTCGTCCAGCCGGTTGATAACCCAGCGGCCCTGGTAATAGCCAAGGCTGTCCGTCAGATCGTAGGGCAGCCCGTCGTTAGCCATGGCGCGCAGTTCATCCAGGCTCTGAATGTCGCCCGCGAAATCGGGATAGATCACGCCCGGCAGTTCCAGCGCGTCTTCGCCCCGCCCCGTGAATTGCTTCGCGGCAAGCTGGCCCATGCGTTCCTGCGCGGGCCACTTCCATTCTGTCGTTCGCGCCCACTCCTGGAAAACCAGGGTATTGAGCGAGAAAATGTAATCGCCCAGCACCATCATTGTGGGCAGGTTTCCGCTGTCTGCTGCCATGTCTTACATTCCCGAATCGTAAAGCCCGGACCCCAGCGCGGCCGCGTGCGGTGCGCCAAGCTGCGTTACCACCTCGCGGGCTGCGTCTTTGCCGGATTGGCCAGGCTGCTGGTGGAATTCCACGTGATACTGGCGTTGGTCGATAGTCTGCCCGCCACCGCTTCGGCCGCTCGCAATCGGCGGGATGGTCGGCGCGGCGGCCTGCCCTGCGGCCTGGTCTTTACCCGTCATGTGACGCCATACGGCCGCGCCGAAATCGACCGGGTTCAGGTGCGCCGACGCGGCCCACCAGCGGCCGTTTTTAACGTCGTCCGCGCCCTTCTCTTTGTCCACGTCAGGCAGCCCGGCAGCCTTCGCCACGGCCAGCCCGGTTTCCACCAGCCCCGCCACCAGCCCCAGCTTGCCGAGAAAACCCCATATGCCCTTCGCTGCGCCGCCCGTTGCCGGTCCCACACCTTCTGCGGCCGTCTTCAGATCGCGCAGCGATGCCACCGCGCCCGCCAGTTTCAAGCCCGCAATAATCGTCAGGGCGCCGCCCACGGTGGCCAGAATGGGTGCTGCCACTGTCAGGCCCACGGCAAGCCCGCCCAGGCCCATTACTACGCCTTCCATCAGCTTCGGGTTTGCGTCGGCAAACTTGTTTACGGCTTCCAGGCCCGTTGCCACGCGTTCCATGGCATTTGCAAACGCAGGGATAAGCACGTCGCCCACACGGGTCTGCGCGTCATCCAGGCGCGCACGGGCGTTATCCACCTTGCCCGCCGTGGATTGCTGATTGGCCTTGTCCGATCCTTCGGCGTCGCTCGCCTGCAAGACGTTGCGCCGATCCTTCCAAATGTTCCCGCTGAACCGGATACGGCTCAGCAGCATGTTTGCCGCGTTCGTGTTCGACGCAATGGCGTTGACAAACGCCATAACCTGCGCCGGGTCGTTCACGTCCACGCCCTTTTTCTTCGCCAGCGGCACCAGGTGTTTATCTACCCAGGTTTGCGGGTCTTTCAGGAACGTTTGAGCGTCCACCAGCGCGTCAGGCGAGATTGTCTTAACCTTGCCCGTTTTGTCGAATTTCACGCCCTTTCGATTCAGCAAGCCAAGCTGCATCATGTGGTCAAACGCGCCGTGCGTTTGGTGCCCGCCGATCCACGCATTTACCAGCGAACTGCTGGACGTGCCGTAACGGTCGGCGCCCATGCTTTGCTGCAAAAACGTGTCACCGAAAAACGCTTCATCGCTCATCGCCTGCACTGCGCCCTTACCGGAACGCACGGACGTAAGCAGATCGCCCACGGTCACTTTGCCGTTAGAGCCAGTCAGCGCCTTAAACGCCCAATTGTATTTTTCGCGCATGGCGGCCGGGTCGGTTGCCCCGCCTCGCTCGTCGGCTACCTTCGCCATCTGATAGGCAGAATCCCCCGATGCCATGTCAGTGTGGTGCAGGCGGTCGTAAAGCTGTAGCCCGGAAATCGCTTTCAGCGCCGTGGGCAGCGCTTCGATGGCGTGGTGTGCGTCGCCCAGCGCGGTGCGCAGTTCGCTAACCGTGTCCGTCGCCTTCGTGATAGACACGCCAAACTGCTTTGAATTCTGCGCGGCGCTAATCATGGCGTCGCCGTCTTCCTTCGATACGCCAGAATTGCGGATCACGGCCACGACGTTTTCGCGCTCGATTGCAGAGTGCAGGCCCCTGGACAGAACGCCACCAATCGCCAGGCCAGTGGCGCCCATTCGCACGGCCGCACCGTTCAATTTCGAACGGGTTTCCTTTGCGCTGGTGTAGCTCGCCTGGGATTTGTTTAGCCGCTCCTGCGCGCGGCGCAGGTTGTCAAGCGTGGAAACGGTTTTCGCATACTCGTTTCGCAGTGCCGAAACGTCTTTGCCCATGCGGGCAAACGTCTGGATAGACTTTCCCAGCAAAACCTGGCGCTTGGTCACGCGCCCCATTTCACTGGTGATTTGCTTCAGCCCGTTTTGGGCTGCACCCAGCGCGCCTTTAAGCGCGCCGGAAATCGTGCCGCCAATTACGATTGTGGCATTTAGCCGCTTATTCGCCATCGCTCGCTGTCAGTTCGTTTAGACCGTCGATCCACCACAGGAACCGCGAAGCGGCCATGCCTAATATTTCCGATTCACCCCAGCCGGTATGGCTGGCCAGGGAAAGCGCACCACGTCGGATAAGTGCGGGCGCTAGTCCAGAAAACCCGAATAGGCCGCCGACACGCGCCGGTAGTCGCGCACGGAAAGGGTTTGCATCTGCTTTTCGTCCATTTCGCACAGATTGGCGAAAATGGTTATTTCGCGCTCAATGTCGCTTCCCTTCAGCTTGTCATACACAAGCTGGTCCCGGACGGTCGGCTCGCGCATGCGGAGTTTCTTCACCGGAACGCCTGCCACGTCCAGCGGGCGCGACAGTTCAATGTCCGCGAAGCCTTCGCCATACTCCACGAAGTCTTCGGGCTTTTTCTTCGGGTCGGTTTTGGTAGCCATGGATGATTCCTTTTTTTATGAAAGTCGCTTTCAGGGCTGGCGTTAAACCAGCCCCTTGTCGCTTTAGATGCCCAGCAGGCTGCGCACGTTAGCCAGTGCGTCCACGCCGTTGCGCTTGAAAACCATGTTCACCACGTCGATTTCCAGCACCGTGGTGCCGCCGTGTTCCAGCTTGTAATACTTCAGCGTAAGCGTGGTTTTCAGCTTGGCGGCCGTGCCGGTCTGCACAGAACCCTGGTCGATTTCCTTCACCTTGCCGCGCAGGGTGTGGACCACGCCAGTCTGCGTGCCGTCGTCGTCTTCCAGCACTTCGCGCAGGGACACGGTAATGTCCGTGCCTTCGGTCACGCCAAACGTGGCGATAACGTCTTTATCGTAAGACTTCAGCGTGAAATCCGATTCGAGCTTTTCAAGCCCCATCGTGATTTCGGCGGGCGCGAACATGCCCCCGCCCAGGAAGTCTTCGAGCTTTGCGGCCAGCTTCGGCGGGTTGAATTCCTCGCACTTGCCAGCCTTGCCCAGCCCGTTATAGAAGACGTTGAAATACTTGCGGATATTCTGGATAGGCATGGGCTTTAGCTCGCGCTAGTCGAAAAAATGCTGGCGATATAGTCATTCACCAGGTGTTCGCGGAACGTCACGCGCTCGGACGGATAAACCGGCGTGAAATCGAAATCGAACGCGATAGCGCCAGCCGCGATTTGATCGGGCGTGTTCAGGTCCGGGTCTGCCCAGCACTGGCCGCCCAGGATCGCGCCGCGCGCCGTCAGGTTGCGCAGGAACGCGTTGACGCCTTCCACCACGTCATTGACGTAGTTTTTCGTAATGCCCTGGTCAACCGCCCACAGGTGCGCCGCCATCAGGCTGTCCGCGATAATGTCCGACGTGCGGACCACGCACAGGAACTTCCATTTGGCGTCACTCGACAGCGTGCGATTGCCCCACAGCCGATAACCGTTCTGGCGGATCACGACGTTGACGTTTTTCGCGTTCAGCAAATTGGCGCGGCATGTCGTGTCGCCCATGGTGAAGTCGATCACGCGAGCGGTGCCCGTCACGCCGTTAATGGCCTGATTCGACGGGGACCACCAGAAGCCGCGTTCGTTGTCCGACTTCGCAATCAGGCCAGCCGTGTGGGCGCTGGTGAAGGCGGT